ATCCGTCATAAAAAATATTCAAAAATTATTTCAAAAACATGGCACGAGAATACAATGATATCAAGATGAAGCTGCGGAATACGCTCAAGAAGATGGAGACATATAAGCCAGAGATGGAGTTCCTTATTGAGATTGCAGCAGGCGCAGGCCTATTGTATGCGCGCCTGGTTAAGGATATCGAGCAGTTGCAATCGCCTGTGGTGCGCGACAGCGAGGACATGGACTTTGTGGCCGCCCCGGACGAGGCTGTAAAGCTGTTGCCGAAAGCCGCAAAGGATTATCACAATGCGCTGGTGGCGCTTGGCCTTGCGGAGAATGTAATCGAAGATCCAAAGCCCGGTCGCCCATCGACACAGCAGCCGGTGAGCGACGATGATGCGCTAAGTATGTTAATGCGAAAAACGATAGGAGAAGAATGATACGACAGAAAGCGAAATACGGCCGCAAGGTTTTTGTTAGCGGCAAGGTCAGCGGTCTTGTGTATCAGGATGCGTGCCGCCTGTTCTATGACGCATCGGCGGTGGTGTTGGCGCAAGGATTGTGGCCGGTTGTCCCGGTTGATTTGTGCCGCGCACATTGGGGATGGTATCGCTGTATGGCGGTGTGCCTGTGGCATCTTTTGCGCTGCAAGTATATACTACAGCTTGACAATTGGACCGACTCCAGGGGCGCGCAATGGGAGGCGCGATTTGCACGAGCGCTTGGCAAGCGCTTCTTGAAGATCGAGAGTGGCAAAATTGTTGGGTTATGATTGTAGAACTACCGAAGGAAGAATACGACGCGCTAAAAATGGAGACTTGCGCGCGATTATGCGCGTTGCGCGAGGATGCCGAGCTGTGGGTAGCTGTCGACAAGACCGACGCCTTGGTTGGTGGCGCTCGACTGCGCGACTACATTACAGGCTGTATCGAGGAGCCCGACAGGCACAATCTCTATGAGCTGCTTGCCATTCCCAGGTTCGCGAGGCTTATTCATGAGTATTACTATTTGCCCGAGATGGCGGCAAGGATTGTGCGGTTCTTTGAGAATCTGCCACACCCCTCTGCAAGCGGACGCGTCTATGCCAAGATGTCTCCTGTTCAGTTGTTCCAATATGTGAATATTTACAGCTTTTATAAAGCTAATGGTCGTCGCTTGATTCGTGAGGTTTTGTTGTTCGTTACACGCAAGTTCGGCAAAACCACCAATGCTGCCGCCATGGCACTGTACGATATTCTGTTTGGCGACAGCGATGCTGAGGCCTACATCACATCGAACTCCCTGGAGCAATCGCGCATCTGCTTCGGCATGGTTCGCAAGATCGTGAAGGGGCTGAACCGCCGCAAGTGCTTCCGCGAGGTTGCAGAGACCATTGAGGTCAAGTGGCGGGGGCAAGAGGGCAAGGTGCGTTGCCTCGCTGACAACCCGCGTCTGCTTGATGGTCTCAAGGCAAGCCTTTGCGTTAACGACGAGAGCGCGCAGGCGGTGAGCTTCGCGACAAAGAACACCGTGACTACCTCCATGGGACCGCGAAAGAACCCGCTGACCATTGATATCACAACGGCGAGCGGCATCATTGAAGGTCCATTTGTCGACCAGCTCAACCATTTTAAGGCAATATTGCGCGGGGAGGTGATTGATGATAGCGTGTTCGCTCACATATTCCAGCCTGATCTGGGCGACGAGGAGGCGAACCCGGAAACATGGCGCAAAGTAAACCCACACATCGGCGTGACGGTGGATGTTGACTTTTACGCGGCCGAGTACAAGAAGGCGTTGCGATCCTTCGAGAACATGAGCGCATTCCGCACCAAGTTGCTTAACGTGTTCGTCTGCGGTTCTGCTCGCAGTTGGATCACCAGCGACGAGATATGGCCGCTATTCCGCGATGACATCAATCTTGAGCAGATGACAATCGGGCGCGACATGTCATATGCGACATGCTCGTTCGACTTGAGTATCCGTGACGACTTCAGTGCAGTGACGTATATGGTGCTGCTCAAGGATGAGAACGCATTCTACAGCCACACGGACTACTACTTGCCACGCGCGACGGTAGAGCGTCATGCCAACAGCGAGCTATATCGCAAGTGGATGGACGATGGCCACCTCATTGCCATTGACGGTGATGTGATAGACTACTCCGTGATAGTTCAGGACATTCTGCGGCGCAACAACCAGGTGGCGCTTGTGGCTATCGGCTACGATGCCTACAAGAATGCGGAGGTGGTGACGAGCTTGCGAAACTCGGGCGCGACAAAAGTATTGAAGCCAGTGTCGCAGGTTCGCAGTGCGTTTACCTCGCCGACAGACATCATGGAGCTCGCGGTGAGCCGTAAGAAGATATGGTTCAACCGCAACCCGATCACAGCCTGGTGCTTTGCCAATGCTGTAATTGACGAGGATAATAACGGCAACCGAAAGCCCATGAAACGATATCACGACAGCCCGATGAAGATTGATGGCGTCATCACGAATTTGATGTGCTTAAAGTTGTGGAACGATCAGGACGTGCAGGTCAATTAAAGAAAGTTGTAAAAAAGCAAGGAAAATGTCGCCTTCGGGCGGCATTTTTTTTATTTCCGCACTCAAAACGCGGCCACAACTGCGCTTTCTCTCCCTTTATGTAGGTATGGGAAAAGTGAATATCAGAAGTATATGGCAATGGCTGACCGGCTCGGTGCCCGAGGTCAAGGTGTCGCACACCCCGGCAGGTGTGGATTTGTCGGTGTATGATGCATCGGTGCCGGCAGCGCTGAAAGTGTCTGCGGTGTACAGCGCTGTCAAGCTTATCAGCGAGGGCGTGGCGCGCTTGGCGTTGTCGTTGCAACGATACAACGATGCACGCAAGTGCTTCGTGAATGACTACGACAATGAACTATACGTCACCTTGCGCGTGATGCCTAATGAAAATATGACATCGTTCGAGATGTGGCGTTCAGCGGTTCAGCAGGTGTTGCTCCAAGGCAATGCTTATCTGTTGCCTTCGCGTGGTTCATACGGCACAGCTACCGGGCTCACATTGTTGTCACCAGGGAGTGTATACTTCGACATCGTGAGCAAGTTATATGTTGTCAACGATACTGTCAACGGCGTGGTTGGTACATACAAGGCGCACGAGGTGGTGCACCTGAAGAATGTGGGCATTGACGGTGGCTACACCGGCCTCTCGACTATCCAATTGGCGGCGCAGGCGATGGGCGTTATTCGATTGAGTGACCAAAACACGGCTACCACGCTGTCCAATGGCGGCAGAATGCGAGGCCTCTTGAGCGGTGACACAGGGGTGAAAACTTTTGGTGCACCGACACAGCAGCAACTTGGCGATGTGAGTGCACAAGTGGAGGAACATATACGTGGCGGCCGCACGGTCATACCGGTGCCGCCGGAGATGAAGTTCTATCCGATTGCACTATCTCCGGCAGATGCGAAGGTATTAGAGAGCAAGCAGGTAACCATTCGCGACATTGCGCGATTCTTCCGCGTCCATCCCGACTTGATATACGAGGGAAGTAACAATACTTACAAGGCGGCCGAAGTGCCGAATGTAATGTTCCTGACGCAGACACTGGAGCCATTGCTTGTGCAGATTGAGACGGAGCTGCTTGTGAAGTTGGTGCCTCGCGCGCTGTGGGGTAAGCGTCGCGTGAGATTCGACCGCGAAGCGTTGTACACAACCGACCTGCAGACTGAGGCGGCATATTATGAGAAGATGCTGCAGTGCGGCATCTACACTGTGAACGAGCTACGCTGCAAGAAGGGGCAGGCTCCATTGCCAGGTGGTGACACTCCTCTTGTTTCGGCGAATCTGAAGGGTGTGCAAGCGATTATTGATGAATTTAATCAACAGAAGAATGAATAAGAATATTGAAATCAGAACCACAGGCAACGCACCTGCAGCCGGCGAAGGTCGCACCATCAGCGGCTACGCTATCGTCTGGAATGTCGAGAGCCGAGTGCTGGCATCCTGGGATGGCTCGTTTATTGAGACTATCGAGCGCGGGGCAGTGACAGACGAACTCATTGCCGCAAGTGATGTGACCGCCCTGTTTAACCATGAACGTGGCCAGCTGCTTGCTCGCTCGGTGAACGGTGAGGGCACGTTGAAACTTGCCATTGATGACACCGGCTTGCGCTTCGAGTTTGAAGCTCCCAACACAACGCTTGGCAACGATGTCCTTGAGCTTGTTAAGCGTGGCGACTTGCGCGGCTGCTCGTTTGCTTTCACTGCCAACGAGGAGGATATTGAGTACTACCGCAAGGGAGAGCAGAGATATCGCACAGTACGCAAGTTGAGTGCCCTCTACGACGTGAGTGTGGTTGTCGACCCTGCGTATACGCAGACAAGTGTAGATGCACGGTCATTTGAGCCGGGTGATAACACGATGAGCATTGCCGAGTGTCGTGAGATATTGAACAAAATAAAGAGTGTGTAAATATTGTTTAATTAAATTTTTTTAAAAATGGATTTTGTAAAACAGTTGGAAAGTGAGTTGATGGTATTGGTTGAGGGTATGCAGGCCATCAACGATCAGGCGCAGGCCGAAAATCGCTGTCATCTTAACAGCGATGAAAACAAGCAGTTCGCAGAATTGGCGGAGAAGGCCAAGTCGTTGCGAATGCGTCTTGACGAGGAGTATGCGAGGCGAAAAAAAACGGGTGAAACACAGCAACAGCAGCGCGCCGTTATCCCTTACGTGCATCAGTTGACTGAATTCCGCGCAAACAGCGGTAAGATGTTCCGCGAGGCAATCAAGGCCAAAGGCGAGCTGGTATTGGAATTGCGTGAGACTCCTTCAGTGACAACATCAGCGAGTGTTGCTAATGCCATCCCTGTGTATATCAAGGACTTTGTTGAGCCTCTCGAGAAGGGACTTATCTACGGCAAGTTGGGCATCCCTATCGACTATGGCTTGACTGGCGACGTCAAGTATCCAATAATGCCTTACATCGAGGCTACAATTGCCGGCGAAGCAGTAAAACTCGAGGACACAACTCTTGCTCCTGATGCGATCAATCCTAAGCCTAAGCGTATTGGCGTGACGTGTCCAATCACCGGCCTCGCAGACATTCAGACTGATATGCGCGTGTACAATTGGATTTTGTCGGCATTAGCCGCAGCTGTTGCTCGCGCAGTCAACCGTTGGGCCTTCACTACTGTAGGTATAAATAGCAGCACATTTGGCGTCTTTGCCTACAATAAGACGTCGAACCCAATCAAGACCGCGCAGTTTGATGGTGCGTTGCCAACATTTAAGGAGCTGGTTGCAATGCGTGGTGCGGTAATGGGTACCGGTGCGTATGCCGACGGCACTTATGCTTATGTGATGAGTTCGCAGATGTATGCAGCTCTTGAGGCAGAGCCAAAGGTAGCCGGCGGCGAGCAGATGATTATTACCAACGGTAAAATCGGCGAGATTCCAGTCTTTGTGACCGAGGAGATTGAAAGCACCGCAAAGGGCGTATACAACGAGTCTGCACAGCACGTCGGTTTTGGCCGTTTCAGCGATTGCAAGATGGCGCAGTTTGGCAATTTCAAACTAATTGTCAACCCATATAGCGGCGATACTCAGGATATCACACGCATTACTGTGAATACTCACTGGAGTGTTGACTGTATTCGCTATGGCAGCTTCGTGATTGGTACTGTTAAGGCAAGTTCGTAAACCTCTATGGCGGCGGGGTGGAACGCTGAAAAGTGAAAACCGAAAGCGAAAAACCCTGCTGCCTCTTAACCTTGAATGACTATGAGATACCTTACCCTGGAAATGTGCAAAAAGCAGGTCTATGTTGACCATGACGAAGACGATGCGATGATTGAGCTGCAGGCGACTGCGGCTGAAGATGTCATTGAGCAGAACCTTAACAGAAAGCTCGAGGACGTGGCTGTTGATGGCAAGTTGCCGTCGGCAATCATGCAGGCCATGTTGTTATTCTTCGGCGCGTTGTATGCTAACAGGGAGGGTTTCTCGACCATGGCTTCACAGCCTACTGCGTCAATGATTGCTCTACTTCAACCTTACAAGCGCTATGGGAATTAATGCCGGAAATATGCGGGAGCGCATCGAGCTGCAGCGTGCGAAGATTGCGCGCACGGCAAGTGGCGCGCAGCCTCAGACCTTCGAGACTTATGCCACTGTGCATGCGCAGGTTATCGCGCAACGCACGGCCAAGGCGTTCAATAATGGCGAGGCATGGTACCCGACAGCGCGTTGTTTTCGCTTGCGCATCCCTCCCGAGGTAAAGGGCGGCGACCGCATCATCTATCGTGGCGAGGCGTTCTTGTGTCTTCCGCCAAAGATTTTTGCGCGCGATGGATATCAGGAGGTTGACTGCGAACTGATAAGCGATTAATGCCATGGCAAGGATTGCACAGATGTCGCTGGACCAGCGAGGCTTTGACAAGATGGTTGCGAACCTGTCGCCCGAGAACCGCAAAAAGGGCGTGGCGCGTGCGCTGCGTGCCGGTGCGGAGATTGTGCAGAACAAGATTCGCCGCAACTACGAGAAAATCAAGCCCGACAGCGACCTTGGAAAAGCCATTGTGCTCTATGAGTTCCCGAGCGGTGAGGGTATGGTTGTGCGCCGCTTCTACAAGAAGGGCGGGAACCGTCGGCCAACGAGTGACGAGAAGGCGAGCCCGCTGTATCGTTCGTACATCCTGAACTTTATTGAGCAGGGAGCGTCCGACCGTCGCACGAAGGGCAAGGGCAAGTTTCGCCAGGGCTTGAACCGTGGTAGCATACCGGCTTACAAGTTCTTCCGCAAGGGATACAACAGCAGTAGGAACAAGGCATTCAAGGAGATTGAGAGGGTATTGTTAACCGAATTGGCAAAACAAGCGAGAAAATGAGACCAAGCAAGATTATCAGTAATTGGCTTTTTGCCACGTTGGGCGGTGTTTTCGTTGAGAACGCCACGCTCTATGTGCCACGCGGCACGGTGAGCGAGGGCGTGCTGCACGCTGCCGGCGCTACCGTACAGAATGGCGCGCTCGTGGCCTACTCGATAACTGAAGGCCGCGTCTACCCGATTGCAACCAGGGAGGACGTGAAAACGCCCTACATGACCTATGACAACATCACGGTGACCTACGAGGCCACCAAGGACGGCACAGAGCCCGATGGGCTTACGTTCCGTGTGTTGTGCGTTGAGCGTGACTACGACGCCGTTGTGGCGCTTGCTGACGCTGTGGAGGGTAAGCTCAACAACGTTTGGGTTGATGATCTGAACGGCGCGCTTGAGCTCACATCGCGCCGCAGCGACTATGATGCCGCTACTGGCGAGTATCTTGAGGATTTAAGATTTTCTATAACAATTTAATTTGACAAAAATGGCAAAGATTAAAGGAAAGGCGCTGCAGTTGCGCGTGAATAATCAGACAATAGCGCTCGCAACAAGCTGCTCGCTCAATACCACTACACAGGTGGTTGACAGCAAAACAAAGGACGATGCGAGCGGCCCTGCAGGTGAGTTCGACTATGTAGACTGGAGCGCGTCGAGCGACAATGTTGTAGGCTACAACGAGGATGTAACCGCAGAGCTTGTATATGACAGTCTCATGGCGCTGCAGCTTGAGGGCACGGCAGTAGACCTCACTCTTGACCTGGTGGCCAACGCGTCGGGTGCGATACCCGCCGAGGGTTGGTTGGCAGACTCTACCGGAAACAAGGCGTTCTCGTCCTATGGCGGCAAGGCGCTCATTGAGAGCGTGAACTTGAGCGCGCCGGTTGACGGCAATGCGACGGTGAGCGTGAGCTTCAAGGCAGTTGGTCCTCTTGCAAAGTTGTAATCTATGAACGCAATGGCTGACAATGGAAAAGTGCAGGTGACGCTCAAGGGCGTTGCCTACACCTATCGCTTGGATATGGGCGCTCTGCTTGTGTTCGAGCAGTTCTCGAGCAAGCTGCCCGATGAGATGAAGACTCCG